GCAACGCAGACCAAGTTTTTTCTACTGCACTTACTTGGTCTTTGGTGTATAACACTACGTTCATTAAATTGGTTCAGAACAACGGTATCCATCCGTACATGATTGAACCAGGTGCAATGGGTGTATTGCGTGAAGATACACCGTACACAGACAGACAAGAAGCAATCTGTCAGCGTTACTACATCACCAAATCAGAATTGTATGCACGACTCTACTCACACCCCAAGCGTGAGAGTATTGTTGCTCGTGTGACAGGCGGTATACGCAACACAACCAATGATGGTGCGAACGGCGGCGATGGTGTTGCCCGTGTCATCTTGTCGGCAACCAATCCAACCATCTACGGTAACGTCGAGTTGGACTTGTATGGCATGAATCGCTATCAAGCCCGTGTTGCTGAAGAAACCATTGAGATGCAAGAACTATGGGTGTGGAACGATGAAACAATGGATTACCAAGTGGTCACCATTGCGTCACCAGATGTCATCATCTATGACCGCCCCGGTGCATCACTCTTCCTTAAAGGCGAATGCCCCTTTGTGCAGATTTGCCCCAACCCACAGTACGATTATTTCTGGGGACAATCTGAAGTACAAAAACTTATGCTCTTGCAAGGTTTGCGTAACAATCGCATGACTGAGGTGTTGGATATATTATCCAAGCAAGTCTCGCCCCCTACAGCGTTGTCAGGCTTTACTGGCATCCTTGATGAAAAGAATTTTGCACTGAACCGAGCAGGTGGTTTGCTTGCGTCGGATATGCCTAACGCAAAAGTTGAGCGTCTTGCTCCCGAAATGCCAAGCAACTTGTTTGAGGTGTTGCATGAAATTGATGATATGTTTTCTGAGGTTTCTGGAATCAGTAACGTGTTATCTGGCAAAGGGGAGTCCGGCGTTAGATCCACTGGTCATGCCTCTCAGCTTGCTCGTCTAGGTTCTTCTCGTGCTAAGAAACGTGCCTTAATTGTTGAAGACAGTCTGGAAAAAGTAGCAACACTCTATCTTAAATTGATGCAAGCCTACGATGCCACGCACTTCAAAGACACTGAAGGTACGCCCTTTATTGCTGAACAATTCACAAAAGATTTTGTTGTGAAAGTTGACGCACACAGCAATAGCCCAATCTTTACTGAAGACACAAAACAACTTGCATTTAACTTGTTTAAAGTGGGTGCTATTGATAAGATGGGCTTGCTTGATTTGGTTGAACCACCAATGAAGCAATTGTTGAAAGAAGATTTGAAGAAGCGTGAGGAGAAAGAAGCTGCGATGCCTAAACCGCAAGCACCTGCTCACAAACCGAAATCTGTTCCTAAGGCGGCGTGATGGCAACACAAGTCCAACCCAAAGCGGATCAACCAAGAGTTTCAACTGAATCGTTGAAAAGAGGTGACGCTTCACCTTCTGTGCAGTATCGTAATGTTGCACCAAAAGATTATTCTCGTAACTCCGCTTCAATGAGAAGTTATGGGCGCAGTAAAAGGTAAAGAATTCTCCGTTCAGGGAATCGGGTATGGCTGCTTTCCCGTTGAAATAAGTGGCCGCTGCTTAAAGGAGTCATTAACATGGCACGCAAAGCTCGCAAAGGTCGTAAAGCTCGCAAGTAATTAACTGGGGAGTAATCCCCGTTAATTGCGGCTAACACCGTCTAGTCCTGCCGAGGGTCGGGAAACTAAAAAATAACTCCTCCCACTTGACTTTCATAGAATTAGTATTAACCTACACACATTCTGATAGGAAATAACTATGGCAGTGCCACCCGACCAGTTGATGCAGTTGATGAAAAGCCAAAAGGATGCCGCAACTCCTGGTGGAGTGCCTCCTGCTGACGCAGCCCCGACCACGATGTCCGACAGTGCGACACCTCCCATGGGTTCGCCTATGTCTACCCCAGAACCCAAGATGGGTAATCGTGAAGCCTCAATGATTAACATTGGTATGGCTACCGATTTGTTAGAACAAGCTCTTCCCGCACTTGGTAGTGAATCGCCAGAAGGTCAGAAGATTCTGAATGCCATTCGCACCATCTCCGGGATTATCGGTCCTCGCAAAGCGAGAACAAACGAATTGCAACAATCAGAAATTTTACAGTTGCTGCAAAATCTGCCTCAAGCAGGTGGCTCATCTCCAGAAGCAAAAGTTATGGCGGGTGCGCCTTCAGTTCCCGGTATGTCACCAACGGGTCAACCCACTCCACCACCTCCAGTTGCTCCTCCCGGTGGAATGAAACCTCCTGGTGCTCCTGGTCTTCCCCCTCCCGGAGGCGGTTTGCCTCCTCCAATGTAAAGGAATCAAAATGGACTTATTTAAACCACGTGGTGCGTCTGCTCCCCGCAATCCAACAGACAACAACCAGAAAAACGGTCAAATCGTTAACACGCCCCGTTATTCACAGTTTGGTGGTCTGACTTCAGCTCCTAAAGCTGGGTACAAAAACATGATGTCGATGTCCCGTCCTGGTGACACGAAGAAAGTTATCTAAAGCATTCTAGGGGATAAACATGAGTAGCTTAGAGAACATGGATCAAAATCAGATTTACGAATTGGCTAAATTGACCAAGACGCTATCTGACAATCCTGAAACCCGCAAAGAACTCTTACGGATGACGAAGAAAGTTAATCCTGACTTAGTTATTCCAGAACTGGAAATCGAAGATTACACAAACCAAAAAATTACCGCTGCTGAAGAAAAAGTTATAGCAATGGAAAATAAGTTGCGTGAGCGTGAGATTCGGGATCAGTTGGAGTCTAAGCGTAAAAAACTCAAAGAGACTTATAACGTGGATGATAATGCTGTGAGCGAAATTGAAAAAATCATGCTCGATCAAGGCATCACCAATCACGATACAGCAGCACAACATTGGGAATGGATGAAGCAAGCTGCTGAACCCACGCCCACTGGCTACAACCCTAATGCAATGAACAAGTTTGACTTGTCAAAGTATTGGAAAAGTCCGCAGCAAGCGGCTCGTAATGAGGCAGCTACTGCATTGCAGGAAATTCGTAACATTGGTCGTAGACCAATTGGTGTGTAGTGAAAATGAACTTTGTAAATAAAACTTGCGTAAATTGCGGAAAAGATTTTTCTGTTAAACCAAGTCTTGTTAACAAAGTTCATAATTGCTCAAAAGTTTGTGGTTATGAAACTAGAAAGAAAAAGCATTTAATTCATACTAAATGCGGAGCTTGTCAAAAAGATTTTTCTTTTACCAAAAGTTCTAGAAGGGTTAGTAACGTTTATTTTTGTTCTAATAAATGTTCAACTAAAACAAATGGCAATGGAAGATCATCTGATTGGAAATTGAGTGTTGACGGTTATGTTTACAAAAGCATAAACGGAAAAAAAGTTTTGCAACATCGAATTGTCGTTGAAAATTTTTTTGGTAGAAAACTGATGCCTTATGAAAATGTGCATCATATCAATGGAATCAAAAACGACAATAGAATTGAGAATTTGGAACTTTGGTTAACACAGCAACCAAAGGGTCAAAGGATTGGGGATAAATTAAATGCGGCAATTGAGTTGTTAAGAGAACATGGTTATATTGTCCATGAACCTTTTAATGGTTTAGTTGATGGTTTACTTTCTGGTGCGGATACGCATCTTTTAAATTAAGGAGCTTGCTATGCCAATAGGCGGCGGCATTTTGCCACAAAGCGGCACGTCACAGTACAACGAGTTAACCTATGTTACCAGACGTGCATTCATTCCCAAGCTGGTTGTCCAGCTTTACAACTCAACCCCCCTTATGGCTGCTTTGATTGCCAACAGTCAGCAAGCATCAGGCGGTGTGAGCCAAGTAACTGTTCCTGTTCAGGGCGCACAGTTCGTAAACGCACAATGGTCTGACTACTCTGGTTCTTTCAACCAGCCTTCAGTCCAGCAAGGTGCTTTCAATGCTGAGTTCAACCTCAAGCTGATGATTGCTCCAGTTCCATTCCTCGGTATGGAAGGTGCGGTTCAACAAGACTACGCTATTATTCCTCTGATCGAAGCTCGTATGAACGATGCGACCAACGTGATGATGGATGCAATGGCAACCGCCTTGTACACCAACTACACCAATACCCAACAATTCATCGGTTTGCCCGGTGCAATTGATGACGGTACTAACCTCACAACTTACGGTAACATCAACCGTTCGACCTACACTTGGTGGAAGTCGAAAGTTTATGCTGCTGGTAACGTCAACCCAACTCGTCAAAACATTCTTCAGTACATTTCTGGTACTGTTAAGAACGGCGCAGAAGTTCCTACTTTCGGCGTTTGCGGCTTTGGTACTTGGACGCTATTGGCACAAGACTACGTTGGTCAGGAACAATACGTCATTACCCCCGGACATGGTTTCGATGGTGACAACAACGGTCCTCAAGCCGCTTTCCGCGCTTTGATGGTTGCCGGTGTGCCGATCTATCCTGATCCATACTGTCCAGAAGGTACGGTCTATTTCATTAACAGCAACTACCTCTCGCTCTACATCCACGAGCAAGGTTCGTTTGTATTCACCGGTTTTGAATCAACTCTACCTAACTGGCAGATTGGTTACGTTGGTGCTGTGCTGATGATTGCTGAATTGATTAGCACCAAGCCAAAGTCAATGACCAGAGTTTCTGGCTATAACTCAATCGCAATCTAAGGAGAATAGTCATGGCTTTAGGTTTAAACAAAATTGTTCTTGCTAACGCAAGTACCAACACCCCCGGTGCGTACTGGCAGCTTACGACCCTAACTGGTAATAACAGCACGACTGTTGTTCCAGCAGGTACGTATCTGTTGTTCCCAACGGCTAACGTTACTATCGAAGCAGTGTCGGCTTACAACACCAACACCGCTTGCGCTACGCCTTCAACTTGGTCAACCCTCATTGCCAATAATACTGGCGGTGTATTGATCTCTGACGGTGTTAACGTTCGTGCAAACGTTATCGTTGCAACCGCTACTACGATTACCTTGGCTACGGTCAACGGTGGTCAGGCAGCGTCCGGTACTTACAATAGTTAAGGAGTAAACATGGCTAATTACGATTCAGTCAGTCAATTCTATCTTGACAGTTTCGGTAATGGTCGTGTTGCTGTCGTAAAAGCCACCGCATTAAATACTACGGGTAATGCAGTTGTTACCCTCCCTATTTTGAGTGGTGGTTTAACTAATGCAAATGCTGCTGTTGGTTCTGGTGCAGTTATTGTTCGTCGTATTACCGTTCAAAATGCTACTGGTTCAGTTGCATCAGCAAACGTATCAATTACGACAACCAATGATGGCAACATTTCAAACGCTGTAGTTGCAAACGTTGTACTGAGTAATTTGACAGGTGGCGGTAAATACCAAGACCTAACAATTAACGGTGCTTACGGCGCAAATACTGCTGTTACTGGCTTTGTCACTCAAGCACTTTATGTCAACGTCAACACTGCTAGTGGAAACAATAACACTGTTGATATTGCAGTTTATGGCGATGTAGTGAGTTTCTAAATGTCTATTATCTACGTAACTAACAATTCTGACAAAATCCTTAAAGATGGCTATTGCGGTCAGTTCTGGACTTTTAAGATTGGAGAAACTGTCGAGTTGCATGAAGATGCAGCCCGACATATCTTTGGTTACAAAGTAGAAGACAAAGAACCTTTTCTGGCAAGGCTCGGATGGATTCGGACCGCTAATGATTTGGAAGATGGATTAGAGCGTCTTTCAAAGTGGCAGTTTTCCTCTGAGCCTCCAAAAAAGAACCACGAATCCCCGGTGGTGGAAAGAGTACCTCTGCGAGCTGTAAAGCAAACAGAGGGAAAAGTCCGATCAGCAGCCTAAGTTATGGAACGTAAATGTCGCAAAATCTCTCCGGGTACATCACGGAAGTCAGACGTTTGCTGCATGATGCCAATGCGAATTTTTACACGGATCAGCAGCTAACAGATTACATTAATTCCGCACGGGAACGTCTTGTGCGTGATACTGGCTGTCTGCGAACGATTCAGGTTATACAAACACCCCCTCCTCCAGCTACAACCATTGGTGGAATTACCGCAACTGCACCTACACCTTGGTTAGCCAATACTTATTATGCTGCTGGAACATTTATATTTAGTAATATTTACACCTACCAAGTCACAACGGGTGGCACGACAGGCAATTCTGCGCCACCGTATCCACTAAGTTCTGGTAGCACATTTAATAATTATCCACCAAGTACTGAGTTTTTAAACGGTACTTGTGGTTTGACGTATGTAGGAAACGTTGAGCAAATACCTTTCTCAACCTTACCTCAAGGTCAACAAACCTTAGATATTCTTAACATTAACTTGTATTGGGGTAATTCTCGTGTGCCATTGGACTATTTGTCCTGGTCAGACTTCAATGCAAGGCTAAGATTCTGGCAAAACTACATTGGTAGACCTTGCTGTTTCTCTGTATACGGTCAAAATACGATTTATATCGGTCCTATTCCAGATCAAATCTATCAAATTGAAATGGATACCGTTATTTTGCCGTTACCATTAAGTTTGAATACGCCTACGGTCAACGATACCATTCAATCGCCTTATACAAGCCCTGTACAGTTCTATGCAGCGTATTTGGCTAAGTTCTATGAGCAATCGTTTGGTGAATCTGAGATTTACAAGCAACAATACGCTGCACAAGCTCAATCTGTACTGAATTCGGTCTTCACACGAAGAATTCCATCTCCATATAGCAATATTTATTGATATGGCAGCGGCAGAGCAGAAAAAATCGTATCAAGTAGTCAAAACCTTTAGGGGAATTGATACTCAAGCTAACCGCACAGCTATTAAAGAAGATGAGTTTTCTTGGTTAGAAAATGCTCAACCTATTGGTTACGCTAACCTAAAGATCATTCCTAACTACAATACTGTCACGATAGCCAATACTGCTGTTACGTGGGCAAATACTGCCACGACTTTAACTTCTGGAAACGTTAAATTAAAAGATTATGTGATTGCATTCCAGGCAGATGGAAGCGCACAGTATTACAACGCTACAGATGGCACAGAGGGTGTTGTTGCTAGTGCAGGTACATTTAGTGGTGCAGGAGTACAAACCGCACAATGGAAGAACGACAGAATCTTAATTCTTGATCCATCTAAGGGTTATTTCTCTTGGGATGGCAATAATGTTGTCAATATTGGTTCTGTAGGCGTTATTGCGGTTACAAATGGCGGTTCTGGCTATGTCAGCCCAAGTGTCACAATTGGTGCGCCTGGTGCAAACGGTACACAAGCCAACGCTGTGTCAACCGTATTGTCTGGTGTGGTTGAAACTATCTCTTTGGTTGATGCGGGTTCTGGATATAACCCTGCAAGCCCACCTAGCGTCACAATTAATGATGCGTCAGGCACAGGTGCAACCGCTATTGCAGGTGTAGTGACATTTGCGACAGGTACAGCCTCTGCTGTGGTGGTCACAGGCGGTAAAGGATATACAAACGCTGCAAATACCGTTGTGTCGTTCTCAGGGGGTGGTGGTTCAGGTGCTGCTGGTACTGCCATCCTAGCTGGCGGTCAAGTAACGGAAATTGTGATCACGAATCCAGGTTCAGGCTACACAAATGCAGCCAACTTGGTGGTGACCGTCTCAGGTGGAGGTGGAACAGGTGCAGTACTTAAAGGAATTGTTAACTCTGATTCGAACGTTGGGATTGCGTCTTTTTCAGGGCGTGTGTGGATCGCTGCGGGTAGGACTATATATTACTCTGCTGCTAAT